ATGATTGAAATGTCCGAACCCCGGAATCTGCACGAGGCTCCGCTGGCGATGCCGCCGGTCGCCCACGCCCGTTTCTCCATCGGCGACGTGGTGCGCCACCGCCTGTTCGACTTTCGCGGGGTGGTCTTCGACGTCGACCCGGTCTTCGCCAACAGCGACGAATGGTATGAGGCGATCCCGGCCGAGGTGCGTCCGCGCAAGGACCAGCCTTTCTACCACCTGCTCGCCGAAAATGCTGAGTCGAGCTACGTCGCCTATGTCAGCCAGCAGAATCTGGTGGTCGACGAGAGCGAGGAGCCGGTGGAGCATCCCGCGATCATCGGCTTGTTCGACGCCTTTGCCGACGGCCGCTATCGCCTTCGCCCCGAGCACCGCCACTGAAGGACGCCAGCAAAGGCGATCAGGTACCGCAGTCGACGTCGGGAGATCTTAAGGGTCGCAGCGCCGGTCCGTCGGCGGCGAAGGGGTGGTGGAGCTGAGGGGAATCGAACCCCTGACCTCTGCAGTGCGATTGCAGCTACCCGTGCGTCAGCAGAGGGGAAGCGCCTACTCGCATCGGTCGATTAGGCGGAACAGCAAAAGAACATCGGGCGATTTGCGGTCCCGGTGCGGTCCCAGATTTGCAGGGCGGGTGATGCGCTGGTCCCGCGACTGGAGGAAGCACCGGTGTTGATGCTCGGGTGAACAGCCTCACCCGTTGCATGCACAGCCCGGCGGTCACCTGCTTGCACCCCGGCACGAGGGTCAGTCTAAGCGCCCCAGAGGAGCGCGAGCCATGATCCATTACCTGACAGATACCGAGTTCGTGCGGCAAATGTCCGATGAGGGCTTGTTGCGCGTGTATCAGGCGATGTCCAGTGCGGAGGGGGGTGCCGAAGCTGAGGCGCTGCTTACAGAGATCAAACGGCGAAAGCTCGATGCCCCCCTCCGCGCCGGGTCTCAGCAACGTGTATCTAAGTAAAACATCATACTCGAAAGCACGAATCGGGCAGCTCAGACTCGCCGCCTAACCCCCGCTTGCGCCCCGCCCGCCCGGAGCGCAGGCTAGGGGCGGAGGAGAGCGAGTCGTGACGGACCTGGCGGCAGTTGACGCAGCGTACCGGCGGCTTGAAGCTTTCCGAGAGCGCTATGTCGATGACAACGCGGTGATCGATGCGCCCAGCGGCCTCACTGTCGCTGATCTCGATGTCCTCCTGATGCGGTTACAGCAGACGAAGAACATATCGACGGTGCCGATGTTACATGCTGCCGACGTGCAGGCCTTCCTTGCAAGCCGGCGGACCAACCCGTGACGTATGACCCATCAGACCCGAGCCTCCGAAGCTCCATTGTCTAGGAAATGAGTCCAGCCGCGTACCGGTGCGGGACAGGCGGGCCCGAAGTGCATTCCCACCCGTTCAGCCCAAGAACCGTCGAGCCGCCCGTGCCACGATGCGATAGAGGACCTCCCATGACGCCATCGGTCACGTTCTGCCGGACCCAAGAAGCCCGCCAACTAGCACTCGCAGCGTCTGCTCCTTTGGAGAACAGCCGGAGAATTGCTGGAGTGGCGGCCGTGGCATGGGCGAAGGAAGCCGATAGCGCCGAGCGCTCCGACGCGAGGAAACTGAGAAATGCCGCCCCGCATCAATCGGCGTCGAACGTGCCAGACTCGGAAGACCGGGGCATGAGTGAAAATCCTGACCGGGGCTTCGCCTGAGATCGCCTCGACCCGCGAAAATGCGATAAGCAAGCCGGTTGAACCCGGGTCCAAGCTCAGATGCGTCTTGCCCGTGCATCACCCTCAAGGTGAGCTTTGAACCCGCATCGTCGGTGGACTCAGACCGACATAACCGCGCTTCGGGACCTGCTGCAGCAAGGTCAGTCAGTCGGGGAGATTGCCAACCGGCTGCACCGCAACCCGGAGGAGGTCTCCTCGATGATGCGGCGCCTGCGTCTCCGGCTGATGCCGCCGCCGCTGGACAGTGAATGACAGGAGAGCGGCAATGAAACCCTCGGATCGCATCGTAGCCGTCGGGCTGCTGTCCCAGCGTGACCTGGAAGCTCTGGGCGCTGGGTTAATGCGCGTATATCCGGTGGAGGATGCGCCCTGCTTCGATGACCTCCTCAAAGCCATAGACGCGGCAGAAGCCCGAAGACCCGGCGAGCGCAAGGAGGGACGTTAAGTTTCGTCCACAGCGTGCGGCAGATGCGCGCGCGGGGGCGGAACTTAGCGTCAGAGCGGCCCGTTGATGACCGCGCGCAACCGGAAGCGAGCAGTTCCCCATACTGCCCGCCTGCACCAGCCCCCCGTTCGTGCAGGCGGACATTTTCCCCTACCGCTGTTCCTCTACATGCCGCGCTGGTGATCGCGCTCGCTGTGTGACAGATGCTGATCTGGGTTAAGTCGGCACGAAGGCAGGTCGGTGGCACAGGATTGGAAAGCTGAGCAGCAGGTATGGCTCGCAAAAGCGCGCGCAGCGGGCCCCGGCTACCGCGTGTGGCGCTGGCACGAGGTGATCGAGCCAGAGAGACAGGAGATCTGTCACTTCAAGCTGCTGGCACCGGGCGAGAAGCTTCCGGACGGCGCGGGTGTGGTGGTCGAGCCGTGAGCTTCGGGGCCGACCGGCGCTCGAGACGGCGGCGCGACGACGCGGTCGCTCGGCACGCTTCTGCCGCTGCTGCCGCACGGACACACCGGCGGCGATCTTACCCAGCGGTACGCGCGGAAGTTGTGCTGGTCGTAGCGGCGGCGGTGCTGGTGATTGTCGCCGGCATGCGGGCGTGGTCCCTCTGACCTAACCGCCACCACTCCGCGCCCTACGTCACGGGATACGGCTGCTGGCGGGGGTGATCGGGCGGGGGTGACGCGTATCCGAGCAGCTTGCCGCCTACCGGCGCCGCATCTAGCTAGCGGCCATGATCATCCTCGCCGCGCTCGCCGCAGCCGTCATCCCCACCGGATCAACCTTCACCTGTACACCGACCCGCGTCTGGGACGGCGATGGGCCGGTCTGGTGCAAGGAGGGGCCGCGGTTGCGTCTCGCGGGGATCGCCGCGCGGGAGTCGGACGGGACCTGCCGCAGCAACCAGCCATGTCCGCGCGCGACGGCTGAGCAGGCGCGCCAGGCGCTGGTTCGGTTGCTCGGGACGGCGACCGGCAAGAGCCCCCAGGGCCATATCCTCGTTCGCGGGCCAGCGCTGCGGTGCACCTCCACCGGGCAGGCTGTCGGCAGCAGAACCGGCGCGTGGTGCGTGTCTCCGACCGCTGGCGACATCTCGTGCGCCATGGTGGCAAGCGGCACCGTCCTGCGGTGGTCACGGTATTGGAAGGGGCACCGGTGTTGATGCGGCTACTAGCGCGCCTCGATCAACTCTTCTTACGCATCGCTCCTAGGCCGATCTGTTTCGCGAGATTTCGCCGGGTGGCGGAATGGTTTTCCGCTACCATAGGGTAGCTCGGATGGAGGCGGTACCGAGCCCGGTATTGCTCGGGCGTGAGGCCATGTGCTGCCGCATGCCGACGCAGCGCCTTGTACGGTTTCCCGTCAATCATCGAGATGATGTGGTCCTTCGAGGCCAGCGACTCTTCGACGGAGACGGCGGGTACGTGCTCCGGCACCCCCGAAGCAGCGGGCGTCGAGGCAGCAGCTCCGGTCGCAAGGGCCGCCAACCCCTCATGGGTCCGCTGAAGCAGGAGCGGTAGATCTTCGGCTTCGATCTTATGGCCCGGATTGTTGAGCCAGGCCACGACGATCCGTGTCGCCATCTCCAGAACCGGGTCAGGCATCGCAAGCGCATCCCCGCGGCCGATGACAGGTCTTGTCGCGCGCTATGCAGCTGTCACCGCATGCCTTGCCCTTCGAGCAAGTTTTGCAGCAGGCGACCGAAGCCGCGAACGCCGCGTTGCACGGGTTCACGTTGGCCGGGCCGACGACGAGCATTGCGGCAAGCAGCAGGTAGCGCATGTGATTCTCCCCGGTGCAGAAGTTGGCGCAGAGGCAACCACAAGTCTAACGACGATCAGTATCGCGTGACCAGCAAGCTATTCTATCAGAGGCGGCATGCAGGAGGCAGAACTATGGGCCAAAGCCCGGAGGATCGAAGAAGCGCACGGCGAGCTCGCGCCGGCGTGGATCGCGGCGCAGATCGTGGAATCGATGCGGTCCGGCGACCGGGAAGGCGGAGCCAGGATGCGGCGGATCGCTACGCTACTGATGCAACTGCAGCACGGTCACACCGAAGGCGAAATTCCGCAGCGACACGCTACGAAGCTCTACTGATCGGAACCCTGACCATCCTCGCGATCGGCAGCGCTGCCGCCTCGCTGCTCTACACCGTCGCCGGCAGCTGACCAAACCAACTCCCGTTTCGGATCGGGATCCTGCGTCACGGTCATCAGCTGCGACGGGAACGACGCCACCAGGTCGCCCAGCTCGCCGCGCAGCCAGCGGTCCTCATCCTCCTCGTGCAGGATCAGCGGCATCGCCTTGGGATGGATCGGCGCCACCAGGGAGTTCGGCTCCGTCGTGAGGAACGCGAACACAGCCTTCCCCTTCACCTCTCGCCATACGCCGGCGAAGCTGAAGATCGGCCGCGACGGCACGTCGAACCAGAACAGCGGCCGCGCGCCCTTCGACCCGGGGCCGTACTCGCTGAAACTCGTGACCGGCACCAGGCAGCGCTGGAGCGGACGCGACAGAGCCGTGCGCCAGAAGGGGCTGTCGAGGTTGCGCACGTTCGTGACGAGCGTCTCCACCGGCTTGCCCCGTGCTCCCATCATCGTGCGGGGGAAGCCCCAGGACATCGAAGCGAGATCACGCCCGCCGTCGATACTGGCGGGCTTCACCACCCAGGCAGCGCGCTTCGGGAACAGCTCCGGCGGTGGGATCGTGACGTCGGGCAGATACGGCACTTCAGCCCCGTAGCGCGCCGCCACCTCTGCCTGTCGTTCGGTCATGCGATAGCGGTTGCACATGGCCCAATCTTGCCACGGCACCGCCAACTCCGCCACGTGCCAGCCGGCGGCGACCATCGCGTGCTCGATGGCAACATAGGCGCTGCGGCAGTTGGCCCACGCCGGCAGTTCGGTCGCTTGCTGCTGGGCGATGCGCCAGAACTCGTCCAACGGCGCGCGGTTCGGTAGCACGCGCATGAGGGTGCGCAGCGCCAACCGCACGGGCGCGGCCACGGCCTTGTACTGTCCCGGCCGCGACGCCGCATCTTCTAGAACAGTCAACGCGAGGGAGAGAAGGTCCGAATCGTCCCGTGGCATGTCCGGAACATTACAGGAACATCCAGGCGAGTCGACCTCACTTCGTCGTCCTATTCGGCCGCAACGGAGAGTGCTGTCCCGCTGGACGGCCGCCGGGACGACAAAATCGGCTCATTTGAGAGAGCATGTTCGATCACGAACGGCGGGACGTCCCGTCCCGGATCGTCCCATCATCGTCGCTGCCGTCGCACTACCGTCTGCCTGCCGGCGCCGCGGGGTCGGAACGCACGGCACTCTTACTCCAGGGAAATCGTTGGTCGTCTGCTTCGTGGTGGGCAGTCGATCTGTTGCCCTGTAATCAGGGCTCTCTTTGTCGGAAGGAGGGGTATGGGAAAGCGCGAGCGAGGTGCGTTCTTGGCGCACACGGACAGGTTCCTGAAAGCCAAGAGAAATGTTCTGTTTTGGGCCGTCAGCCTGCTCGCCCTGGAACTGGTGCACACTGGAGAGCCGCTGAAGCCAACGGCTTTAGGCACAGAGGTGCTGATCCCGCCGAAGCTTCTTGCGATAGGCATCACCCTAACCTTGATCTATCACATTTACGGCTTTTGGATCGAACGTCGCGCGGTGGTCTGGCAGAATGGAGACTTGCCAGGAGATCCCACGGGCTCGCTGGCGGAACGACTCGAACGGCAAGAGCAGCTAATCAGAGGCCTTGCTTCAACGTTCACGATCAGCGGCCTTGAGTCGCAAATCGCTCTGAGTGCGCTTCAAACGAACATCGAAGATGCACGCGCTGCTCACCTCCATCTGCAACAAGAATGGAAGACCTACGTCGCTAGCCTAGTTGCGGACCATCAACGCCTTACCCTCGCCGGGATCCGGTTTGATCAAGCTGATCCCAGTACCCACAGCGGCCCCATCGCGTACGAGATAGTCGGTTCAGCTGTACAACCGCATGACACGCTTCAAGGTTTCTTGGAAGACTTGGGAAATCATCTTCCGCCGCTCGAGAGATCGGCGGAAAGTTCTGAACAGTTATCAGCTGCGCTCAGAGACACTTACGCCAGACTGAATCGAGTAGGCAGCCACGTGGACGTGAGCGAGCGACGGACCTTCAGGCTGTACGATACTGCCTTTACGCTCCTGATCGCTGCGCTCGCTCTGCTCGCCACGGGCATGGACCTCGTTGCCAACCAGTCTCTAGGCACTATGCTGCCTGAAAGCTTACGCACTGTTGCCGCGAGTAAGAGTGAAAACGCAACCGGTCATATACCGGACCAACAGACCACGCGGGCAAATGAGCAACCCAGTAATGGCGCCGCTGGGGCGAGTGGACGCTGATGGATGAGGAGCCGCACGCCGACCGGCTGCTGCGAAGGGGCGGGCATTCGAGCTCAGCGACACGATGTAATCGGCCGTGCTCCGGTCGCCGATCTCGGTAGGAGCGTGGGATCGACCTTACACCTTAGCCGCTCAGCGGGCGGCACCAGGACGCTGACCCGCGGCCTGTTCCTGCCGCATGTGCTCAAGCACGGAAGACACAGCAGGCCCGACGCCAGCACCATTGTCCGGCGCCTAATCGTGGCCGCGTGGCCATCCCCCCACCAATAGTCGCCGCTTAGCCTCGCACGCAGCTAGGTCAAACCTTCCGTCGCGGATCGTCCAATCATCATCGGCGGCCGTCGCGCTACCGTCCGCCTGCCGCCGCTGCGGCGTCGGTTCGCACGGCTCCAGCGCCGCCGCCGGCGGATCCGGCAGCCTCGGCGAGCTCGGCATCGAGGGCGTCGATCGCGCGCACCCGGTCAGCATCGCGGCACAGCACGCGCCCAGCATCAGTCTGCGCATATTCCCTCACGGTGTTGGTGGATCGGACGATGATCGGCTGGCGCGCCGCCAAGCCGTTGGCATAGTTGGTCGCGGCCTGGGCAAGGTTGCTGGCAAAGCGGCGTTCAGCGTCCAGCCTCGCCTTCTCGGCATCCTCCAGCACCCCCTGCCAGACCGCCCGCTCCGCCTTCAGCGTGGCGGTGCGGTCGGCCAACGTCGAGCGTGTGGCGAGTAAGGCGACGGCCAACGCCGCCATCGGTACCAGCCACCAGACACGGAGCAGGGTCGCCCCTGCCTTCGCCCCGGTCACGCCTCATCCCTCGACACCGGAACGCCGGAGGTAGACAACATCACCGGCCCGCCGATCACCGGCACGCCGGTCGGCCAGCGCGACGCGACCAACCGGCTCTTCCCGATCCGCATGATCGAGACGCGATCACCCTGGTTGCCGCCCAGCACATGATAGGCCGCCGCGTCCTCGCCGACGTAGAAGCCGACATGCCCGCCACCGGAGCGCGAGAACACGAGAACCGCACCAGGTGCCAGCCGCTCGTAACGGAGGCGCACGCCCCAGGTGGACCAAGCCGAGGCACGCACCGCAATCGGCGCGGGCTGGATGCCGGCTTCGCGCATACAGTGCGCGACGAACAGCCCGCACCACGGCACGCTGTCCGCATTGTAAGCCATGCCGAGCACCTTGGCCCCAAGCCGCTTAGCCCAGCCCATGATCGTCGGATTGTTAGCGGTGCCCGCCGCCTCGCGCGTGCCGTTCAGCGCGCGCGCAGCTGCGAGCCACGGCGGAGTTGCCGTTGCCATGCTTCTTCCTTTCATCTGTAACGGGATGGAAATCGTCGCGAAACGTGCCGCCCTCAGGCAGGCGGGGAGCGCGGAGCCCCAGCCGCACTCCCGCCCCGGCGACCGTCAGGCAGGGCAGAGCCGGGGCGGACCCGTCTGTCCTATTCCGGGACCTGTCGAACGCGCGGCGATCCCCGCCTCGTTGACCGTCCTGGGGGCGGGCAGCATGCCCGATGTTGCGGTGCACAATGCGCGCCCGAGACAAACAGGTGTCTGAATGCTGAAGCTTGTTGCTGCCCTGGCGCTCATAGCCTTTGTCGCCATGTTCGTCCGGCGACTGATGAAACGGGCGGCACGCCGCCGGCGCTACGAAGAGCGGGAGCGCCGGTTAGAGATCCAGCAGCAGCGATGGGATGAGGCGATGGGCCAAGCGCCGGTGGCGGCCTCCGAAGGAGATCAGCCACCTCTGGTTCGGTGACCGGGCCGGCGGCGCTACTTGCGCGGGTTGAAGAAGCCATCGATTGCGCCGCGGACGCGTTCGGATAGCTGCTCTGCCAGATACTCCAGCAGGCCTAGCCCGATGAAGCCGGCAGCTGCGCCAACACCGAGCGCTCTGAACGGCGTCAGTTCCATGTCTGCCGAGATCGCCACCATCCCCATGCCGAACAACGCGGTCAGCGCGATGCTGGTGCGGCTGGTGACACGCTCCTCCCCTTCCCTGCGGACGGACTGCGCGATGTACCGCCCCAGCACCACGCCCGAGACTCCGAACAGCGCCGGCATGATCGCCACGTTCAAGCCGAGCAGAGCTACAGCTGCGGGGCCTACGGCGGCCGCGACCATGTTCTGCCCGGCCATCAGACGGACATCGCCCAGGCAAGCGCGAGGCCGAACAGGATCAGGACCGCCATGGTGTCGTGCCGGAACTGGATCTTGGTTCGGTGCTCGCTCGACGCCGGCCGACGCATGAGCTGGTCCACCATGCGCGGTCGCTCCTTGTCGATGATGAAGGCGGCGATCAGCAGGCCGGCAACCACCACCACCCCGCGCGCCGAGGCCAGGAACGTGACGATCCGCACGGCCATCGCCTCATCGCCCCAGCCGAACATGACGAACACGCCAGCTGGTGCGATCAGGCCGAGCACTGGCACGATCAGCGCGATCTTGATCCAGCGATAGACGTTGACGGGGTGCCACAAGCCGAGCCGGTGATCGTGGCAGATCTGCGCGAAAGCGCGCAGCGACATCGACAGCGGCAGGAAGGTGCCCACCAGCACCGCGAACATTCCCCAAAGTGGGTTCATGGGAGGTCTCCCTGCCCGGTGTGCGCCGGGCGTCGCTTTAGGGTGTGGAGGTGGGAGCTGGCGGTTACCGCCATCATGACGCCGCTATGCGGCCCGGATTTGCTTGCGCTCGGGTAGCAAGGATGGGCAGAGGCCGGCATGAACTTCCCGGCTACATACCATGCGTGGATCCTCGGCATCGCCGAGACGGCTGAGGTCCCCGACCAGCTCCTGCACACTCATGCGGGTTTGGCTGTGCTACTGATCGCCTGGTTTGTGAGCCGGCGCCCGCTGGCGTCGTTCGTCCCGTTCACCGCGGTAGTGGCGGCCGAGGGAGCGAACGAGTTGATGGACTACCTCCACGCGGGGCGCGTGGCCTCGGACACCGTTTCCGATGTCGCCTACACGCTGTTCTGGCCGCTCGTGCTCAGTGCCTGCGCTCGAACGCGGAGGCTACGGGTCACGTGATGGCTCCCGGTGCTGAAGCCATCAAACAGCGGGGCTCACGGTCGAGATATACTGCGGCACCCACGTCCCCGGAGACCCGTCCGAGATACATAGTTCGCCCACACGGACCATACTCTTTGCATCAACGATAAGTGCGGTTCGTTTCACTTGATCTCCAGCGCGCCAATCACCGCTCGTTGGCGCGGCTGCAGCATGAACGGCGCGACGTGGCCCTTCGTCATTGACAGCCGCGTAGTTGGTGCCACCCAGCCGTACGGGCCCGTCACTTTTCACAGTCATGCTGCGCGTGTTGTCCAAAACGTGAAGGTAATATGAGGACGGAGCGGCGCCGACGTACATGGGGTTGATGACCCTGCCACTAGTAGTGCCCGCAACTACGATAGCACTGGTGGCGCCGGTCGTATCAACTACAGGGTTGATGATGTGCAGCCCCTCGCAGCTGGGTTCAGTGTTGGCGCCAAAGTTGATCCAGCGGCAGCGGATGCGCGTTCCTGACCCGGCGCCGAGCATTTTGACCCCGTCAAGTATGAGGGTCTTGAACACGTCAGCTTCGATGTTCGAACCGAGGAATAGAGTGCCGGTAACCGAAACATTCGTCGCTGCCTGGATGACCAGCTTGCCCCGAAACTTCCCACCAACGATCGTCACGTTGAAGATGCGGCCGGAGTGAGTGGCCGCCTGACTCGAGGCAATCAGAATATCAGCCGTCGCATTTTCCCCGGCCAGAAGACCGGTGATGGCGATTTCGTGCGACAAGGACGACCCTGCGTCTAGCGAGTGACCGACGTGCACTCCGGCATGACCATTATTGAAGGACGCGACGGCAGTGATGTTGACGTCCGACGCACCTTGGTGAAGGCCGATGCCACTATCATTCTCGTTGTCGTGGAACTCTCCACCAAGGACGTCGAACCCGCTTACTGCACCACTGTGCAAACCCTTCTTGCCGTTCCCGTAAGAGCGGTGGTTGATGAACGAGATGCGGCCACTGCCTGTCTTGGTGGGAACGCCGGTTCCGTTACCAGTCACATTGCGAGTGGTGCAGTTGATGATGGTCGCGCCACCATACTGCACCGCGAGCCCGTAGTTGGCGGACCCCTGCCACTGCCAGCTTTGGTTCGCCCGATTACCGTCGAACGTGATGCCTTCGACGGTGACGTTCTCGGCAAGAATGGAAGCGACGCTTGCTGTTGCGACGGTACCTGAGGAGAGGTTGTCGACGAACTTGATTACCGGGTTGCGGTAACCGCGCCAGTTGGTCGTGACCGGCAAGTTTGCGGATGTTCGATATTCGCCAGCAGGTACGATTACTGCAATGCCCAGGAGAGCGGCGGCAGCATTCGCGCGAATGAACGACTGGGTGTCGTCCGTCACACCATCCCCTTTGGCGCCGAGGTCCTTGACGCTTATGCCAACCTCGAAGAGCTTGTCGAACACGTTTCGCTTGATCGCGCCAAGCAGGTCGAGCTTGTAGGCCGACAACGCGGAACCTTTGCCGGGGTCCCCCGAGGCGAGAGAAGCCGTGGTAGCCAGCGGCGCTGCAACAGCGGAACCCCCCGCCGTCCGTTCATAGCGAGTGTACGTCCGTGGCGTGTCGCCGTTGCTGACGCGGAAGAATTGGCCAGGTTGGGTGGCCGACTGACCTGCTGCCACCGTGTCATAGGCGATGCCGCCGAACTCTTCCGCAAAGGCGGCAGCATCCTCTGCAGATCCTGCCGCTGTTTCAGCGCGACTTGCGTCGATGGTGGCTTTCGCTGCCATCGGCCCCAGCAGATCAGCGCCATCAATTTTCAGCGTCGCGCCGCCATCCTGGCTGATCGTTAGCGTCGCGCGGGAGCTCGCCGCCGCTGCCGTCGCCGTACGTGCGCCATAGCTCGGCGGGCGGTTCAACGGCGCATTGTCGCTGCCATAGACCTGCGCCGGAACAGAGACCTTGCCCTCGATGCGAGTAACCCCGGCGATAAGCAGGCCCCACTCAAGCGTTGCGGTGTCACCAACCTCGCCCGCGTAGGGGAAGGCCTGCCGCGTGCTCTTGTTCAACCGGATCCGGAAGTCATTCGACCAGGTGCCGTCCGCCTGCTCCGTGACGCTGGCGAGCCGAACCCCTTCCGCGTTGCCGTTCGTCACCAGCTGGAGGTCTGCAAGCGGCGCACCGGGCGTGTCACCGGCAAGCCGGATCTGCGCGCGCATGTCGACGCCGGTCAGATTCGGCCCGATGATCCGGAGCGGCCGTTCCCATACGTCATCGTTGCGCCGGACCGTCAGGTCCCAGCGGGTTTCGGTGTTCATCGGCTTCTCCGGTGGAGGGTGATCAGGTGGAGAGGTTAGGCGCGGCGCGCCTCAGGCCTGGCTCGGTTGTTCCGGCTGATTCATCTTGATGTTGTGCGAGAGGATGCCGTTGGAGACGTAGGTGTGGGCGTCACGCACCATCGCCTTGACGATCCAATGCGAGCCAGGAAGCAGCGTGCCGATGTCGCGCATCTTCACCCAGGTACCGGTGTAGACGAGGTGATCGCCGGTAGCGCGCACCAGCCGCTCGCCGATCTTCGCCTCCCACACGTCGTCGCTGCCCGCGATCTGCACCGCCTCGACCGGGAAGATGCCCCAGCCGCCCGCCACATCGTTGAGCCGCAGCTCGTGGCGGGTGCGGACGCAGTCACCGACCACGATGTCCCCGGCCGGCTTTTCGCTGCCGTCGGCCATCAGGATCGGCGTATCGACGGTCACGCACTGCCCACCCGGCGGGGTCGCACCGCCGCCGCTCGACGGCGGACTGCCTGCGGTCGGGATGATCGCATAACCGAGATAGTGCCGCCCCGGATGGTCCGGCGAAGCGCGAGCGTCGATGTCGTCCTCGAACAGCTGGTACGCCACCGCGCCGCCCACGCGGTCAGGGTCGTCGTAGCCAATCGCCCGGAAGGCCCCGGGAGCGAGGCCCGTCTCGATCGTGGCGCCGGTGACCGCAACGTCGGCGTGCCCGTCGGTATAGCGGCGCGTGTGGCCGCTGATCGTCACGGTGCCACCGTCGGCTGCGTTGATGGTTAAGCCGATCGGGAACGAGGTCGCGATTGCCGCCTGAGTCCCCCCGGCAGCGCTGAACACGCCGGCCGTGACCGGACCCAGCACCAGCCGGTCGCTGTACGTGCCACCAACCATGTAGCGCACCGCGACCTCGTACTGCGTGTCAGAGGTGACGCTGGCGATCTCCTTCCGGGTGATGCCCGGGCCATCGATGCCGCCGCCGCTCCAGCCGACGTCCGGGTCCGCACCGGCGACGTAGGGCCGATATTCGAACAGCACGCCCGCCATAGGCCGATCGTCGGCCGCGCCGGTGACGATCACCGCCGGGAACGACACGCCATTGGCGCTGAGCACTGCGCCGTTCGCTGTCCAGTCGGCGGCATCGGGCGCGCTCAGGTCCACCGTCGGGATCGAAAGATCGGGCGTCGGCGGCGCGGTACCGCCCTGCCCGAGCGCGAAGCTGTGCTTGGACGCGGTCTCCGACCGGCAGGTGAAGGTCACGCCCACCGTGCCCATGTCGATCTCCCGCGTGCGCACCACCACGTCGCGGCCGACCAGTGCCGCCTCCGGGATGTCGGCGGTCAGGCAGTCGCCCGGCCGGTAGCCGATCATGGTCGCCTTACAGGGAAGAAGAATGCCGTCGAGCTCTCGACCGTTCAGGATCTCGTACAGCCCCAGCTGCGCGCCCTGGTCGACCTGCTGCACCAGGGGGAATTCGATCTCCCGCGGGCGACTGCCGCCGTCGACCGCCACATAGTCGGGAATAGCGATCGCGTTCAGCGGCACCACCTGCCAGCCGTGGCTCTCCAGCCGGACCTTCGGGATCACCGTGTTGCGGCGCGCGCGGCGTGAGGCGGTGCCCGGCACGTCGACGTCGCTGATCGTGATGTCGGCGCTGGTGATCCGCCCAATCGCCACGCGGGGAGCATTGAAGGTGACAGACAGCTGCCCGCCGACCGGCATCGGCTCGCCGCCGCCCGCTTGGCAGATCATCTTCAGGATGTCCCAACCGTTGTCGGCACTGGTGTAGACAACCCCGCCCACCTTCCAGTTATTCGCCTCGCAGACGTTCGCCCATTCTACGAATGGCGGCAGGTCGATGCCGACCAGCTTCATGCCACCGCCTGCGATTAGGACCCCATTCTGCACCCGGCCATACGCCCAGGTGAGCGCGTGCAGCGCCGGGTTCTCGCTATAGACATAGGTCGCCTCCTGCCCCACCCGGCAGGCGCCAGCGCCGCCCGGATAGGTGCTGTCGAGGCGGGGATCGTAGACGAACACGCCTTCCAGGATCCTGCCCCGCTCCGGCACGCCGTTCGGGTACTTCTTCCCCTTGGTGTCGAACTTCAGCGTCCAGAGATCCGCGGCCAGGCCCGAAAGCTTGGAAGTAGCGGTCCAGCCGGGAAACGCCCCCTGCGGCCCCTGCAGCGCGCGCGCCTCCGGACATGCGCCCAGCTGCTGGTCGAGCCACATGTACCCGGAATAGGTGCCTAGAGCCGCCGTGTTCTGGAAGGAGACGGTGGCTTTTTCCACCTGGAACGGTCCGATGCTCTTGATCGGACCGATGCTGTGCACCGCGACCCAGCTCTCCAGGCTGTTCTTCGAGCCATAGTATTGCCGGTGCACGACCTTCCCGGCCGAATAGGTCCTGCCCATCGCGTACGGCAGGCCCGATTCCTTATCAATCGTGAACTCGGTCGGGTTGCCGCCGAGCGAACCCTTCGGCGTAGCAGCCGCCGACGCGATCGAGAGCGCGGCTGCGCTAACCTGGGCCACCGTGGCGACGGTGGCGATCGTGGCAGTGGTGGCGCTGGCCGCGATGGCGCCCAGCGACACAGCCGGGCCGACGCCAGTTGCGGCAAGCGCGACAGCGCCCACGACGAAGGCCGCCGTCCTGAAAGCTTTTGGCACGAGCGCCTCTCAGATCCGCCAGGCGGCGACATATTGGACAGGCTGCAGGATCTCTGCGCCGCCCAGGTCTTCGTGATAGCCAAGCACGCGGCCGTTCCCGACCGCCACGCTCAGCGCGCCGCCGAAGGGCGCGCCGGCTGGTAGCAGCACGAGGTCTGCGACCCACGCCGCCGCCGGCGCGATGCGCGGCAGCCCCAGCGCATCGACCGCCGCAGCGAGATCTTCGAACCCGGCGCGCTGCAGGGCCCGGGCGGCGCCGAGCGCGGTGCGGTAGCTGCCAGCTTTCGCCAACTGCGGCCGGTGGCCCATCTTGCGCAGAACGAAGGCTGCAAGCCGAACGCAGTCGTTTTTGCCGTACACAAGCGGCTGGTCCTTGAACCGATCGATCGCGGCCTGCGCCGCCTGCTGACGGCGGAGGAGCACGGTCACAGCCCGAGGTTCCCGAGGAACGACGGGTTGAGGCTACCGCCGGTCGTTCGCACCGCAGATGGCGGCTTTTCGACGCCCCAATTCGACGTCTTGTCGATGCCAGTCATGTTCGCCAGGCCCGTCTCGCCGGGCCACACCAGCTGGTGCCAGCTGTCGGACAGGCGGGCGCCTTTCTCCTCATCGTGGAAGGGCTCGAGCGCGGATGCGCAGCGCCACTCCAGCGAGCGCGTGCCTTTACCGACGCGGATCCTCGGCACGTCGAGTTCGCCCCCGAATAGTTGGACCGGCTCTGGCAGTAGCTGCCCGGTTGTCGGGTCGATCAACCCTAGCCAGCCGCTGACCTCGCCGCCCTGCGCGGTCGCTGCGGCCAACTCGGCTGCGACGACCTCGTCCGGCGGAACGAAGGTCAGCAACCAGTCGGGCGCCTCATCGGCGGCGCCATCCTTCAGGTTGCTCGCCGCGACCAGGGCGCCGAACCGGGGATCCCGGCCGACGAACGTCTGCCCGTTGAACTTCACCTCCGCGGACCCGACCAGATGGCAGAGCGTGTAGTTTGGCAATTGCACCCGCACGAGAGGCGCAAACGGGTAGCGCCCGGTGCGCAGCTTCGCGGCCAGCGCCGGATCGAGGCGGAAGCTCATGCTCGCTCCTGAATGCTGAACGACAGCGGCTCGGTCTTGGCCCGCACGAAGCTGGCGCCCTTGTCGAACCCGAGCAGCTTGCCCTCGATCATCGGCGCGTCGAACTCGCTCGCCTCGCCGTCGATCGTCAGGAACCGGAGCATGGGCCAGATCGGCAGAGCGACCCGGCCGTTGGCCGGCACCAGCATCTGCCCGGGGCATGCGATCATGTGGACGTAGCGCTGCCCGAGGTGGACGATGCTGAAGAAGTTGCCGCGGGCCAATGCCGCACCCGGCTGGAGGCAACGCAGCGAGAGCGTCATGCCGCCTTGATCGGTGCCGTCCACGACTGCGGCATAGCCAGGCGAGCGACCGCTACGGTTCGGCTGCACGATGCGCATGATCGCGCTGCTGTTGCTCGCTTCGAACAACGCTGCAGCCATCCGCCGACCTTCCGCGTCGTTGCGGAACTGCGTCGTTGCCACGTCGACTGCGAAGCGGTCGCCCAGCCGCGGGATCGGCAAATCCGGGCCACCAAGCGCACCCTCCTGCTCACCGCTGAACAGGCGCGGCCGAAGGGCGAACGACTTGATGCGCAGGTGCGGGATCTCGATGGGCATCAGCGGTACCGCCCCAGCCGGCGGGCGCCAGCGGCCATATCGTTTGCCTCAGCCATCTGCGCGCCTCCTGCAGCTGCCGCTGTTGCGCCCTGCGCCACCAGCGGACCGCTGACCGAGGCAACACGTGCATCGAAGTAGGACGACGGGGTGAGTTCCAGCTTGAGCTTCATCTCGCCCCCCATCATCCCACCGCCGCCGAGCAGCCGCCGCGTCTCCCCGGCCGGTGTCACCTTGGAGCCCTGCGGCAGGTTGACGATCTCGGGCCCGTTCTCCGCCAGCCAAGTCGCCCCGCCTGACCACCACTCGGTGCCGGCCGCGTTGTTGCCGACGCCCTTGGAGCCGAACAGGTTGCCGATCTTGCCGACCAGCCCGCTCAGCGTCGGCAGGGCCTTGTCGCCATTGATCAGGTTCTTCAGCGGGTTGAGCAGCGCGAGCTTCACGAACTCACTTTTGAGCATGTTCAGGACCGTCTTGCCGGCGTTGCCCCAGCTCGACCAGGTATCCTCCGACAGCACCGTGTCGACAAAGTCGTTGCCGAAGTCGCGCAGCTCCTGGAAGCCGGCTGCGGCGAGCTTCGCCTTGACCGCGACGCCGTCGAGGTGCTCCTGGTTCTCCAGCAGCTTACGGCCTTCCTCGCTATCGGCAGTGATCCCCTCCCGCTTCATGCGCAGGATCAGGTCCAGCTTCGACACCGCGCGATCGCGCTCGTCGTTGCCAGCGGCAGCCAGCGATAGGTCGAGCTTCGCCATCTCAAGCGAATCCCGCTGATCGTCGGAGGTGCTGACGTAGAACTGCGCACGGCGGTAGCCCTCAGTGGCGCGGGCTTCGTTGACCCGGGCGTCCACGAACCCCGTCCTGTCCTCGCCGGTCAGCTTCTTTGCATCGGCATCGCGCTCAGCGGCACGGCGGGCAGCGTCGAGCGCGCGGGTCAGCGGATCCTTGCCGAGGTCCCGAATGCTCTCGATCGTCTCGGCGAAGCGGTCCTTGGACGCCTTGGTCTCGACGGCCCCGCTGCTCCTGGCCTCCTCCTCGTGCGCGTCCGCGAGCGCCTTGCGATAGGCCTCGATCACCTTCGTCAGCTCGGTCAGCGCCTCGCCCTGGGCGACCGTCTGGAGCTTCAGCAGCGGGCGAAGCGCCGCCTCGTCGGACAGCGCCTGCGCCATGCCCTCCACCGGCAGCGTGCCAGCGAGGACCTGGGCGCGGACAGCCGCTCGCGCGGCCGTTTCCTCGCGGAGCTGGGTAACCGACTTGGCGCCGTTCGCCACTTGCTCGCCGACCATAACCTGCAGCTGGCGCTGCACCTGCGCATCGGTGTCGATCCCGCGGCGGGTCGCATCGGTCAGGCCCTTGCGCGCGGCTTCCGCGCGAAGCGCGGCATCGCCGCCGACGAGATAGGCTCGCGCCAGATCCAGGGACGCCTGTGCGTTCACGTCCATCGCCGCGGCCTGGCGGGCGAGCGACTGACCGTGCCGGTCGGTCTTCTCGCGGGCGGCGTTCACCGCCGCCTCCAGCGGGGCCAGCCGAGCCGTGTACTGGTCCCCGGTGATGATGCCCTTGTCGAGTTCGTCCTTCGCCTTCTCGCGGGCAATCGTGAGCTTTTCCTGCGCCTCCTGCAGCTTGCTCAGGTTCCCGGCCTGCAGACGAGCCTGAGCATCAAGAATGGCGGTGTTCGCCGGATCATTCCGACCGGCGCTGAAGTCACCGAACGCGATCGCCGCGTCGCCCGGGCGGCCGCCGCCACTCAGCAGCCGGGACTGCGCCTGAGCGCTTACGCCGGTGCGCGCGGTGTCCACCACGCTCTTGAGGAGTCCCTGCAGGTGTTCCACCTGCTTGTAGCCCGTCGTCCCGTATTTGAACTCGCGGGTCAGGTTCGCCAGTTCGGACGAGACCTGGGCGGCACTCTTCTCGCCCCGGGCAAACTGCTGCTGCAGCTGCGCCAGGCCGGGGATGGGAACGGCCGTGTTTACGAAGTCGGTCCGCGCATCGACATAGGCTTTGCGCGTGTCGTTCACGTCCTTGCGAGCGGCCAGGATGGCGTTCTGCAAAAGGGCCGCGTTCTGCTCTTTGATCCGACCTGTGGTCTTGTCGATGATGCCGGAAAGCGACTGCTGGCGCTTCGCCAGTTCATCAGCGGCGTTCCCCGCGTCGCTGGAACGACTGATCATCTGCCCGATGATCATCACGGCGCCGAGCAGTACAGCGCCCCAGGTGCCGGCCATGAACGAGATGAAGCGATTTGCGCCGCCCGTCATTAGATCGAGCGCCTGCACAACCTGGCCGCCCTGCTGGGCAAAGATCACCATCAGGGGCGTGTTCAGCGCCCACTGCTGCGTGATGTCTCCGATCTGATACGCGAGCTGCTGACCGCCCGCGCGAAGCTGCCCCGTCGACACGTTCGCGCGCATGTGCGCAGCCGTCGCATCGTCCAGCGCATCCTGCTCAAGCCGGAGCTTGGCGACATACTGGTCCAGCGAGATCGCGCCCTGGCTGATCAACTCGCGCGCGTTGGCCATCTCGGCGTCGAAGCGCATCTGGGCGGCGGCAGCGGGGTCGATGGCCGCGATCAGCGCGCGGGTGCGCGCCTCCAGCCTCTCTTCTTCCGCGAGCAGCTCGCCCATCGCCAGCGCGGAACGCTTTGCGGAGCCTTCCCACTGGCCGAAGCCGGTGCCTGCGGCCGCCTCTACGCGGGCCTGCATCGCCGTCAGTTCGGCCGTCTCAGCGGTCACCGTGCGGGTGATGCCGGCAACCTTGTCCAGAACCGCCGCCGCCTGAGCCTCCGCGGCGAGGAACTGGTCAAGGCTGATCCGGCCGGCGTCGAACAAGCCGGCAGCATCGCGCATCTCGGCGTTGTACCGCTGCTGCGCCGCGAATGCCGGATCGATCGCGCTCACCAGCGCGCGGGTGCGGGCGTCCAGCTGCTCTTCGGCGGCGATCAGGTCCTTGAATGCCGCGGCGGACTGCCGGGCCGAGCCCTCCCACTGGCCGAAGCCCGTGCCGTTCGCGTCTGCAATCCGCATCTGCACGGGCGACTGGGGCGCGATGGCAGCGATCTTTGCGGCAGCGCTAGCCTGGCGCTGAATTGCCGCCTCTACATCCTCCCCGGCACGCTCGTAGGCCTTGCTCCAGCGCTTCGCCGACGCGTCACCAGACGCGGCGATCTCGTCAAAGGTGCGGGTGACATCGGCCTTGCCGGTCGTGCCCATGCGGATCGAGACGGACTTTTCCACAGGCCCTCCTCAATCCTCGCCGTCTTCACCGGCGAACTGCGCGACGATCGCCGCTTCCGCTGACGGCAGCACGTCCGCCAGCATCTCCATGTCGGCGCCCAGCGCGGCGCCGATCGCCATCACTGCGGCGTAGTCGAGGGCGAATGGCTTACCCGTCATCCCCGCGACCCGCAGCTGCCGGTCACAGGAGGTCAGGACCTCCCAGACACCTTCCGCTTCCGCGGTGTCCGGCTCTTCGATCCGGTACGGGCACTGCTCGCACCGGCGCCCTTCGCCCCCCTGGCAGGTGAGCTGGCAATACCGTTCCCCGGCGTCGCCGCCTCCCCAGTGCCATTCTGAGAGGCGGCGGAGACGTTTTTTGTCCGCTCCCGCAGCACGAATGGCATGACGTAGGCGGCGTCGAACGCCTCGAAGGTGAGCGGGTCAGAGAGCGCGTGCTCCAGGTTCTCGCGGCTGAACGGCAGCGGCTCGCCCTGCCCGGTATCCTCGGGCCCTGCCATCAGGCAGACATCCTTCCAGTCGCGCGCGCCGGCCAGGATCAGGGCCACGCTCAGTGCGTCACCCAGCTCCTCAAGCTGCTCGGCTGCTGGTGCGTCAGCGGCCTCTTCGCCTTCGTCGGCATCTTCGCCGCGGATGGACTTGACCGCAGCACGACGCGCGGCGCGCATCATCTTGCGGTCGATGGGCGCAAACAGCACCTGGGCGCCCATCACGGGCAGCCAGGCGGGGCCGTTGGCCTTCTTGCTGACGACGAGCATCAGGCGGCGTCCCCGATCCATTCGAGGCGGACCTTGCGCTCCTCCTCGATGACCTTCAGGTCGCTGCCTTCGCGGACGAAGTTGCCCTGCTCGACGGCGTAGCGGCGGATGAAACCCTTGTCCGTGTCGACCTCCAGCACATGGTCGATCCGCTTGCCGGTTTCCGCGTCGACGACGCGGAGCTTGGCGAATTCGGGTGGCACGCCGACGGCGACGTGGGTCGGCAGCGGCACGGTCTTCTCGGTCGCCGCAGGCGCGGCGGTTTCTTCCTTCTTCACGGGCGTTCTCCGCTGGAGGATCAGTAGCTGGCGACGTCGTTGGTCAGCACGGCGGTGAGCGTGTGACCACCGGCACCCGACGCCTGCCAGTTGGACGTTGCCTGGATGCCGCCGGGCCCGCTGATCGGCCGCTTCACGCGCGGCAGGAACACGCGCGGGACGGTGAAGATCAGGCTGGCGTCGCCCCGCTTCCAGCCGAACTCGAGGTCGATCGGCGTGCCGTCGACCGAGGCGTCGTAGAGGTCGAGGCGATCGAACCGCATCGTCAGTTCGCCGGTCATCATCGCCTTGAGCGGATCCGCGCCGTCGATCCGGCCGTCCTCGCGGATCGCCTCCACCTTCTCGAAGTTGTTGGAATAGGTGAAGCCGGCGGCGGTGACGCTGCCCAGGACCTCGCCGCCCCGCTTGATGGAGCCGGTCGCCTGCTGGAAGCGATCGCCATGGAACAGGTCGGGCGTGCCGGCGACGCTCAGCGCCTGCTTGCGGGTCTCGCCCTGCGCGATCACGCCGATGGTGGCGTTCAGCATGCCGGACCGCGCCATCGACACCCGCAGCTGGTTGGCGAGCGCACCGAAGTTGACCGAGTAGCTGGGGATCTCCGGGTTGCCGAGCTCGATGGACGCCGACGGCAGGTCCGTCTGTCCAGAGACGAAGGTGTGGGCATAGCCGCCGCCTTCGACGCCCGCCGTGGTCGCACCACCCAGCAGCAGTTTGAGCCACCAGCCGAACGCGCGGGTGTCCATCGGCACCACGACATCGCCGTCATTGGTCGCGACGTCGTATTCCGGGTCGAGCCCCTCACGGCCGAAGCCGAGCTGGTCGTCCTCGATCAGCGGTCGCTCCTCGCCGAGCGCGTTGCTGACGAACGGCAGGCGCTTGAAGCCGGTCGTGGGCGTCTGCCCGTAGCTGGTCTCGAACACGGCCGACTGCACGGCGTTGATGCCGAGCGCGCGCCGGCGGGTAGGCTGTACGGCCATGGTGGGTTCCTTCGGGCTCAGTTGAGGGGGGAAGTGGTCGAGTAGGAAGCGACCAGGTCGAAGTCGCCGCCGCGGGCTGGGTTCGCGCCCTCGACGTAGATGTCATCCGTGTTGGGGCCGGTCGGCTCCAGCCAGTCGCAAAGGCCACCGAGCGTGCGGTCCGCTTCGACCGCCGCGCCGATCTTGCCCATCATCTCGTCGATGACTTCTTCGCCGGTTCGGACGGTAGTCTGGTAGCCGTCCACCTCGATCGGGATGCGGTGCTCGTAATGGTAGACGGGCGGGCAGAGATCGACCTCGGGCTCACCCGGCTCGCCGCTGCGCACGACAACGCGGCCGTTGGGCGGCACCCGCGTGGGCGCTGCGTCCTTGCCGTCCATCCCTAGCACCTGCGCACCAGGAAGGGCCGCCTGCACCAGCGCCTTCACGGCGGCGAGAACGTAGAGGCGCTTGCTCACCAGTTCTTCTCCAGGCCACGGGCGAAGGCGGCGATGTAGGCTGCGCTCCAGCGCGCGGCGGGGCCGTCCAGGTCGAGCAGCTTGGGCATGCGCGCCACGGGAACGAGGGTGAACATCAGCACGCGCTTGAGCACCCGTCCCTGCGCCAGGCGGCGCTTCGTACCCTGACGAATGCCGCGGCCGCGCCTCGCGCCGACCGCGTTGATGAACGCCAGCACGCGGCCGTTCTTGCCGCGCTGGTAAAACAGGTCCTGGTTGAAGCTGTGCTCGACCTGCGCCGGCGTCATGCGGCGGGAGGATCCGCGCCGGCCGAGCGCCCGGGGCACATTGTCGGTCGGGATGGCGAGAAACCGCGTGCCGTTGACCGGCACGATGGCGGCGCCTCGCACAAAGCTGGCGATGATGTCAGGCGCGCGGCTGTAGATGTAGCCGGGCGGGTTCATGCCGTTTCGCGACTTCGGATACACGTTGCCGCGCCACGTGTTGGCCAGGCGCTGGCCTAGACCGGCCGATGTCACCTGCCCGCGCAGCTCGCGCAGAGCGTCGCCAGTGGTGGCGCGCATCGCGACGGTGGCCGCGCGCGCGACGCTGCCTTCGGCTTCCCGCATCACCTTGGCGAAGTCGGGGACCTCGACTTCGAATTTCATGCTTCCGGCGCCTCACAGGCCCACGTCATGCCCTCAACGTCGAGCGCCGGGTCCCCGGTGATGATACACACGGTCTCGACCTCCGCCCGGCTGGCAGGGTCGATCTCCCGGATCAGGAAGCGATCGCCTGCGGCTGGCGTCGGCACCTCGGAGCGCCGTACATCGATCGTGCAGGTGTCCTGCCGAATCCGGCTGCCGCCGTAATTGGCATCGGCGGTCGGGCGGGACCGGATGATCCGCACACCCTCCTGCACGCCGCTTTCGGAGACATAGTCCGCCGCCTCGGAGCCCGGCCCGTGGAATAGGGCGTCGAGCGCCGAGGCGAACGGATCCATGGCTCAGGCGGCGATCTGGCCGGTGAGCAGCACGCGGCCGACGGTGTCGGCGGAGGCCTGCGACTGACGAGCGACACCGATCAGCGTGTTGCCGGTTGCGGTCGCGGTCACGCGCTTGGCGGTGTTGTCCCAGTAGAGCTTGGTGGTGTCGGCCACCCAAGCTTCGCCGGGAGCCTTGGCGAGGTCCCAGACACCGGTCCGCTTCGCCTCGACAGGCGCCGACTGTGCGGCGTTGGCGAGGGCGACGGCGAACACGACGCCGACGAGCATGCCCGCACCGCTGGTAACGGCGGAGGGGGCAATCATGGTGATCGTGTCACCGGGCTGGACGAAATTGCGTGCCATGTCGGCTCACTCCTTGCTCGCCGAGGCCCGGGCAGGCTTCGGCTTCGGGGCGTCGTTGGTCGCCTGCGGAGCGACTTCGGACTGGTGGGGTTCGGAGGAAGGCGCGGTCGCTGCGGCACCACCGGTGGCCGCGATCGCGTCAACGCCCGTCTCCTTGTTCTGCTTGGCGGTGAAGTCGTCGGTGACGTCCTCCGCCGCCTTGTCAGCGAGCAGGCGCTCAGCCTGATCGTCCTCGACGTGCAGCACGCCCTCGTGCGGGTGCCGCAGCACGCCCGCGACGTGCGCCGCGATCAGCAGCTTCACGAACTTCATGGGCAGTCTCCTGAAGCGGTCAGGGCGGCCGAAGCCGGCCCTGCCGCGGGTTCACGGGTGTGCTCGGCTCAGTTCGCGCCGGGCTGCTTGTAGGCCGAGCGCCAGTTCACGGCGCCGACGCCGTAATCGTGGCGGACCTTCCACTCGACACCATCGACGCGCCAGCCGTCCTGGCTATCGGTGAACGGCTCGGTGACGCCGTTGAGGAACACCACCTCGATCGCCGGCGCGACGTTCGGGTCCGCGAAGGCGTACTGCGCGGTTCCGGCGAGCCGCGGAGTGTCGACGATATCGGAGAACATGCCGTTCACGATGTTCGGCACCTGGAACTTACCCGTGGTGTCGGGATCGTACAGCGCGCCGTTGATACGCCGCGCTGCGCCGCCGAGCTCGATCGGCAGCAACAGGATGCTCGGGCGGATATCGAGGAACTCGTTCCCGCTGAGGTCCTTCTGCTTCGACATTGCGACGCGGATCGCGTCGAACGATGCAACCGACGGTGCAGCGCCGGACCCTGCGAGATTGAAGTGCTCCGCCGCGAACAGCGCGATGCCATCGTTCATCGTCGGGTTGCTGTTGAGCAGAGCGAACACGTCGATCTCGATCGTCAACTTGGCGGCGCGGCCAAGGTCCACGGCGAGACCGGAGAACACCTCCATGTCGTCGTTGACGATCGCCTGACGCGACAGGTTGATGATGTTGCCCTTCGTGGTCGCTCGGATCTTCTCCTTCGCGAGATCCGGGATCGGCTTGTTCTTGAACTCGCCGACCTCGTTGACGTTGTCGAGGGCGCCGAACGAACCGCGCAGGTAACGGCTGTGATCGCGGAAGTCGGTGACCGTACCCACGCCGCAGAACCGGGTCCAAGTATCCGGCGTGGTCGCATACGCCGCCTGCAGGGTGCGATGGATCGCGTTCTCGAACAGGACCGGGAAGTCGCTTGTCGACTGCGTCATGACTGCACCCTGCCAGGTCATCGCCTGCCGCACGATCTGGTCCGGATCGCGGGTGGTGATATTCACGCCCAGGTTGCCGAGCGATTCACGCGCGAGATCGACGTTGCGCACACCGCGGAACTCGCCCGGGTCGATCTTGATGGGCTTGCCGTTCATCGCGGCCGCCTTTTCGACGAGGTGGGCGACGCCCGCCTTGACGAGCAGCCAGTTGGTGGCGCCCTCCCGGAACTTCTCGCGCTGGTCGACGGTCACGCGCGCGGGGCTGTTGTGACCGACGTTGGCCGCGTCACCTTCCTCGGCGAGCTTGTCGAGGATCTTCTCGCGAGCGGTGGCAAGCGCCGTGCCGTCGTTAACAAGGCCGTCGATGAAGTCTCCGGGCAGGTTGTGCTTCGTACCGAGGGCGCGGATCGTCCCGACCCGGAGACGTTCGGCGTTGACGGCGTTCTGAACGTCGGCGGACGTCAGCGCGACGACCGACGTGTCGGTCTGGGGCGCCGGACTGTTGGCGGCCGGCGTCAGGGCGAGAGCACCGGTTGCCGGGAGCGCATCCTGTGCGTTGAGCGCCACGGCAGACTTGACGATCTTGTCGATCTCGTCCTGCGTGCCGCCGTCCTTTTGGAACGTGGCGATCGCGGCAACCAGCGCCGCGCGGGTCTTATAGAGGTCCAT